CTGAAATTACCGATTGATTATGTTTGCAGTAAGCTTTTGCTTGCTGCTTTTTTATTTTTCTATTTCTTTCCAAATTATCATTGATGCACCTGCTATGAATAACAATCCCCATACAGTTAATATCTCGATCATTTCATGCCTCCTAAGACCTTAAACCCCGCTGATACTAATGCATCCAAGAATTGTTTTTCCGTATGAATTTTTTTCATAGTCTCTAATGATCGAATCATGTCGTAACAACGTTTGATAGCAGTATCATAGTCTTGGTCGATCATCTTTCCTTCAACCTCAATCATCAAATCTCTGACACACTGCATCTCTTTTGCCATTTCTGAGTAATACCGTTTTTCGTAACTGTTCAATCTAGCCACCCCTTCGCTTTCCAAGTTGGTATCCTGTTTTTATATGCTTCTTTCCATGATATTTTGTACTCTGAGCAAAGAATTGCTGCTAAATTCCTCGCCCAGGCTTCAACATCTAACAACTCTCCTATTGTATCTTTGATACGTTGCCTTTCTTCCGGTGTCACAAGTGCTGGTGACTTAACAAGACTTACTTCCTCAAGGGTTTTGATTGCTTCATAAGCCTCTGTTATTGTCACTTCCTCAAAGGCTAATCGATGTTCTTCTACTGACTTCCCTCGAAACACCGGTGGTGAACAATGATCCGAGAATTTATGTAGTATCTCCATGATGTAAAAAGGGTTATCTAGTTTTCTTATTGAATGTTCTGCTATGTCTGGTTGCATCTTTCGTCGATTGTTTTTGTAATGGGAAACCAGTTGCTCAGATATGTTCAAATCCCATGCCAGCTGAACACCTGGAATATCTTCATCTTCAAGAAGCCGACCGACGGCTTCACCGACATATTGCGCTTGCAAATGAATTCCCCCTTCTGTTTCTGTATTAATTGGTATATTTTTCTATACACGAATAAGAGTTAAGATAATCATGAAACTTTTCTCGGCACCCAGTTTTCGATATAATTCAATGCCGCTTGAAGTTCTTTCCGTTTCACGTCTTTGTAACTTGCAACTGCGAAACGGTCTTTTATTTCTCGATAGATTTCACGGAATAAACGTGATCGTTCTTTTGGATCATCCGATAATTCATAAACTTTAGAAGCAACTGCTTTTTGTAGTCGGCGCTGTTCTCCGTGGTCTAAAGTGATTTGTTCTTCTACCTTATTTTCGATTTCGAGTATCTTTCGGCTTTGCTGGTTAACAACTTTCTCAAGTTGATCTGTTCTTTCAGCAGTTTCAGCTGTAAGTTTAAGAGATTGTATTAAAGCTGTTCTTTCATCAAGAACTTTTACTTTGTGCTGCTCAATATGCTCTCGCATTCTCTTAAACTCTTGAATGAATTTTACTTTCATCTTCATAGCTTCTGGTGTTGTATAAGCCATAGCAACAAGAGTAAAAGCATCTTCAGTAAGATTGTATTTTTTATATTCTCTTGTTCCGGATTGATAAGAGGATAACGCAAAGTTGCGTTTTCCAAATTCTTGTTCACCAGCTTCATGTAGTTTATTAATTTGAGTTTCAACGTCACGAATAACATCTGAATGTCTTTTATTAAAAACTTCAGCAACTGTAAGACTGTCTGTAACAACTTTGTTGTTTTCGATGAAAACTAGCTGATTCATCAAGACGCCTCCTTTTCTTTTTGTTCTTGTTCTTGCTTTTTCATATCAGCAAGGATTCTTGGAACCGAAGTTCTCATGAAGAACTCGACCATTTTTCTTTTTGTTTCTTCTGAGGGTTGATTCATCAGATCGCCTCCTTTTCTTTTGTGTATTGTGTCAAGAAATCAAAAAAATGGTTTTGCGCTTCTTTGACGACTTTTTCAAAGTTTTCGCCTTTTACGACTATGACTTTCATCAGATCGCCTCCTTGGAATCAGCATCTAGACACGAAACGTTTCTATTTTTATTAAAAAAAATTTCATCAACAGAAGTGTTATAATAATCAGCTATCTTTTTTGCTAAACTGAGCGAAGGATTTCTATCCCCTCTTTCGATCATACCAAGCATTTGAGGAGTAATATTTAAATCCTTTGCAACTTCTTGTCTTGATTTTGTACCACGGTATTCAATAAGTTTTTTTCTAACCAAGTTTATCACCTCTCTTTTTAGAAACGTTTCG